GATATATTCAGGCCCAGAATGGCATAGTGCCACACTTTAGCAAAGACCAACTCCCAATAGGGGTTGGCGTTTGGGAATATCAATCGTCCATATGGACTTCGATCGTTAATAAGTATCGGAGTACCCAATTTAAACCAGATGAGGATGAGACCAGAATTATGGCAGGGATTATAGAATCCTCTGTCCTCTGGGCGTATCTCATGCTCAAATCAAATGGCATTGGACCCAAAATAGCGGCAACATTATCTTTCGTTAAAAGTATAGTTGGTGCCGACGTCAGTTTATCTGGAGTTGCCATCGACTTGATCGAAAGAACCGTGGCTAGTTATAATACTACCATGGAACTTCAGACTAGCAAATTAGAAGAGCTAGCCGCTACTCTTAACAAAGGGAAAAGTATTGTCGCAGCTATTAAAGACATTCGTGAAGCACCTATTGTTGAAAAGGTGCATGAAGTACTTTACTTAGCCCTATTGTGTGGTATAACCCAGAAAGAGGGATTATCCATACCTCCGCGTGCGCTAGAAAAATACCGCGCACACCGATTTGCTTTCACATCAACAGGTTATCTAGACCTTAGTCTAGCTGTTGCGGAGCTAATCATATATGTAGTAGAAACCTCTATTACATGCCTCAAGGAGGATTCGCTTTATGCGTTCCTCCGGTCGGGCAAGTCCTATGAAAAGTGGGCTGAAACGACCTATGATCTCGAGGTTAAGAACGAATTCTTAGCTTGTGCTGAGGCACACAACTTTGAATACTATGCTTTCGTCAATGGCGTCAAAAACGCTATTGAGACGGGTGAGCTTATTCTAGCTAATACGCCCAACGCCAATCAGGCCGATCGTAAACTTATCTCCTTTCGTCTCACAAAGATGAAGCTCATTATGGGCCACATTGTGACACGCGATTTTACGTGTGCGGAGCGCCCTGCTCCACTTGCGATTTTGATTTTTGGAGCTTCCCAAGTTGGGAAGAGCTCCTTTACTAAATCTGTGTTCTACCATTATGGGAAAACTCGCAAGAACGACGCTGGAGAACTTACACCTCTACCTGTAGATGATCACTACAAATATCCCCGGAGTTCGAAAGATCAGTATTGGACTAACTACTTTAATGATCAGTGGTGTGTTCAGATTGATGATGTCGCGTTCCAAAATGTAACTGCTGCTGAACCTGGTGGAGATAGAAGTGTCAATGAATTATTACAAATGGTGAACGTTGTTCCATATGTGTTAACCATGGCTGCTATTGAAGATAAAGGGCGTGTCGCCTTTAAATCTAGGCTAGTGATAGCCACCACCAATACTCCTGATCTCAACGTAAATGCTTATTATAGTAACGGTTTCGCTGCTCTGCGGCGTTTCAAGATCGTAGTTGACATTGTACCTAAGGCTGCTTACGCCAAAATGAGCGGAGAGGCGGGTGTTCTCATGTTAGATGAGACTAAAATCCCCACTCCAGTTCCTGGTGTGTATCCTGATCTTTGGGACATTCGCATATTAGAAGCAGTTGCTATAAACGCTGGTAAGAGTTCTCACTCTCGCCCTGGTTCCCAAGATGATGAGCGAATTAATCAGCGTGGTAAAATGCAGCCCCGTATGGGGCGCCCTGGTAGAGCTTTTGAGACTGTTGGGAAACCTATAGTTTTCGATAAGATGGATGATTTCCTCGAGTGGTACCGTGTAGAAGCGGACAACCATGAGGCTAACCAAAAAGCCGTCCTGAAAGTTGACAATTATATGAAGGAGATCCATTTATGTCAAAATTGCCTTCGAGCTTCCACAGCCTGTACTTGTATGGTTCCACAATCCCGCCGTATATCAGAGATATACGAGTGGTGGCGTGGACGTACCTATAACTCAGTGCTGTGGTTTAGAGACAAGATTAAATGCACCTATAGGTGGATAATCTCAGACGCCCTAGACGTTACAAAAGAAGAGTGTATGCGCAGGTTGCGCCATCTCGGAGACGGTCTGTTTAGTCATGCTTCTCCGTGGTTGCAGCGTTTGTTCGCCACAGCGGTAGGGGCAGTTGCTATCGGGGCTGTAATTGTAGTGTGCAAGAGTATAGCTGAAGAGTTTAAGAAACCCACTCCAGAGATGGAGTATCAAACTATGACTGCACAAGACATTAAATCTCTATCGACCGATCAGCCAGGAGTCTGGTACAAGGATGACTACCGCATCACCCATTTGGACATTGGTGCCAAGAGTAAATCTTGGAATTCGCTAACTATGGATCAAGTCATAAAACGACTGGATTCTGCTGTGATTGCTGTCCAAATAGATAGGTATGAAGATGCAGATGGCAACCCGACTTATTTCCCTGCCCAAATGTTTGGGATTAAAGGGGATATTTGGATGACAACAAACCATAGCCTCCCCTCTAAGACAGATGTTAATTTTGACATTTATCGTGAAGAGGATAGCCTGGGAGTTAACTCTAACGTTCGGAATGTCAAGGTTCCTCAATCAGACATTTTCCGTATGCCAGACAAAGATCTAGCATTCGTCAGACTACCCATCCCGCCCGTAAAAGACAATTCTGGTTTATTTACTACAGAATCTTTGAAAGGAGTGCACAGTGGCCTACTTGTAGGACGCTGCCCACGAGGAGTGGACGAAGGCACTTGGGGTCACAATTCTAAGCTTGGTACACTAATTACCATGGCTGCAACTAATATCCGAAGAGGTACAGTAAACATCACCAATGAAAGTGGTGCTTATGTTGCACAGGATTGGCGAACCCATTACGCCGGAGTGACCACGCTAGGGGATTGTGGTGCGATACTACTCGCCAAGACCAATTATGGTCCTGTCGTGTTGGGTGTTCACCATATGGGGATGTCAGGTACGAACACTGGAGCTTGCACCCCTGTGTCGCTGGAAATGCTTGAAGAAGTTTACGCCCATTTTGGGACTATAGTGATAGATGGACCTGTCCCTCTGTCAGCACCTAGTGTTCCAGTTACTATGGGCCCATTGCATCCAAAGAGCATTCTCCGCTATATGGAGAGTGGAGATCTTCACTGTTATGGTTCTATAAACGCACCCCGTAGAAACGGGAAGTCGGATGTCCAGGATAATATACTGCGCCCCCACTTAGAAGCTCTCGGTTGGTCCACTGAATACATGCCCCCAATCCTTAATGGATGGGAGATTAAACATAATGCAGTGGCTAATATGAAGAATTCCGAATGTGGTATTCCGACTGATGATCTGAAGGAAGCAGCGGAAATTTTTGCTGGTGAGATCTTTAAAGGTTTGACCGACGAACAAGTCACTTCACTAGGCACCGTCGACTGGGATGTTGCCATAAATGGAGTTAATGGTATTCCTTTTATGGATCGTATTAATGCTAGTACATCCGCTGGTCACCCGTATAATACTTCAAAAAAGAAGTTTATAAACATAGTGCCGCAGGATGACAATACCGAGAAGATCGAGTTCACCCCTGAGATCCAGGAAAGAGCTCAGAATTGTTGGGATCAGCTTGGGGCAGGAATTCGCTACAAACCAATTTGCACTATGGTGTTCAAGGATGAGCCTCGTAAAGCTAAAAAGATAGCCGAGAAGAAAACTCGTGGTATTATGGTTTTACCTGTGGAGTATATTCTCTGCATGCGCCGCTTGTTCTTACCTTTGGTACGCTTGTTTTACACGAATCACACTCTGTTTGAAGCTTTGCCAGGTATGGCGGCTAACACTAGGGAGTGGGATCAATTTGCTAAGAAACTGAAAGCTTTTTCTGAGCGCCTTCAGGATGGCGATTACGCTGATTTCCAAGGCACTACCAAAGCCCCGGTTATCCTCAATGCCTTCCAAGTACTTCATTATATCATGTATTGGAGTTGTCAATATGACGATGAGGATTTAGTGAGAGTGAAGACGATGGCGGCTGACTTAGCCTTCCCCATGATCAACTTGTTTGGCGAGCTGGTCCAATTATTTGGAATTCAAGCTTCTGGGCATGCTCTAACCACTATCATTAACTGTATGGCAAACAGCCTATATCATAGGTGTGCCTACAAGTTCCTGAACCCGAAACATGAAATGCTTACTTTTAGGGAAAACGTGTTACTTTACACCTATGGTGATGACAGCGAAAAAGCAGTCAAACCAGAGGCGGAATGGTATTCACATAATGCTATTTCTAAGTATCTGACCGATAGGGGGGTACCCTATACGGATGCGGATAAGAAATTAATCGCCGAGGACTATAAGACTCTTGAAGAGACTAATGTGTTGAAACGGAAGTTTAGATACGAACCAGAAATGGATCAATACCTAGGCCCGTTAGATATGGAGTCTATTATGAAGATGACTATGGTGAACGTGAAAAGTAAGACATTAGACGCCGCTGCACAATGTGTAGCTACTGTAACCAGTGCAGGATCTGAGCTAGCCCTGCACGGCCGCGAGGTCTATGATAGCAAGATGGCTGATCTTAAGTCAGCACTCGTCGCGGCTAACATCCCAGAATACTGGGAGGAAGCTGAATTATTCAAATCCTGGGATGAGCAGGTCGCTTCTTACGAGGAGCGTAGTAAGGGTCGATCATTCTTTTGATCTGGCCCACCCGGGTGTTTTGCCTAACATCCTTATAAACCGAAATAGGCTCTACCCAACTAGTTACTGTTCACTCAATAGACACAAAGAGTGGGAGCGTGGAGTTGGATGACTTCTGCATGGGCGATCCCCGAAATCTTACCTTGATGCTTGCTGAAGGGCTAGTGTGTCAAAAGTGGTGGCAAGGAATGAGTCTTCCTACCACCGAGAAAAATGACTTGCACAACAATATGAATTTCAATCTGCTGTGGTTAACCCCACAGCCAACATTAACTCAGCCGTTACGATGGCTACAAATGTAGAGTTCGCGGATGAAGACCGTGGACTTATCTACAATGAGAGAAACGATCACGTTCTTAACGATAGACCCGTGAGCAATACCTCTTTATCTGATTTCCTCTCTCGACCGGTGCGTGTATTTACAGGTACTTGGTCTGAGACAACTGCTGCTAGTTCTTGGCAGAATCTCAACGTGTGGAACTTGTTTTTTAGCAATCAGTACATTAAGTACAAGATTAACAATTACGCTTTCCTACGATGTAAACTTCATGTCAAGATCACCGTTAATGCTTCTCCTTTTTACTACGGGGCCATGCTAGCTTCCTACTCTCCTTTGGATCAGTGGGACGCGAGAAATGTTGGAAATGTTACAACCGAACCTATTGTTCGGTCTCAACGCCCACACGTGTGGATTTTTCCACAGAATGGCACTGGGGGTGAATTGGAGCTTCCTTTTCTGTCTCCCCGAGATTGGTTGCGCGTAAGCGTTGCGGCCGATTTCACCAAGATGGGAACTCTTAACCTGTTCGTTGTCGATCAATTGGACAATGCTATAGGGGTAGGTGGCGATGCCTCCACTGGAGTTTCCGTTCAGGTGTTCGCTTGGGCGACGGATGTCGAGGTGAGTGGTGCTACTACACCTCTAGCTCTGCAATCTGGCAGAGTGAAAGACGAATATGGGAAAGGACCCATTTCAGCTCCTGCAAGTGCGGTGGCGAACATAGCCGGCAAGCTAGAGAAAGCTCCAGTTATTGGCCCGTTAGCAACTGCTACGCGTGTCGGTGCTAAAGCCGTCTCAGATATAGCTTCTCTTTTCGGCTTCTCCACTGTTCCGAACATCGATGCTGTTGATGGTTTAGCGCCTCGAGCGTTCCCCCATATGGCTAACGTTGGTATACCCTACCCACGAGAGAAACTATCCCTGGATCCTAAAAATGAAATTTCTGTTAACCCACAAGACGTTGGAGACTATAGTGAAGACAATCTTAATATTGCCGAATTGGCAGGTAGAGAGTCGTACATGTCTACTTTCCAGTGGCTAACTTCCGATGGGGTCGATACCACACTTTATAGTACACGTGTGACGCCAATGATGTTTTCCAACTCTGCAGTTGCAGGAGGAACTGTAGCCGCTGTTGCCCCAATGGGCTGGGTGGCCGCTATGTTCCGTTACTGGAGAGGTGACATTATATTCCGATTTCGGATTATTGCTTCACAGTATCATAAAGGTCGTCTACGTATAAGTTGGGATCCCACTGGGTTGGGTGGCGACAATATGTCCATCAACCCCAACACGATACCACTTATCCAAACTAAGATAGTGGACATCGGAAAATCCTCAGATATAGAAATTCGAGTCCCTTACCAACAGGCTACACAGTGGCTCGCTGTTAAAGCAGAATATGAGGATGCCCCCTTCGTGTCGTCAAATAGACCTTGGACAAATGGATCAGCATATGACTATCGACCCGGTAACGACAATGGTTTTCTCCAGGTTCGAGTGGCTAATGTTCTTTCTTCTCCCAACGAGAAGCCTACTGCTGCTAATGGTGTCCGTGTTTTGGTCTCAGTTAGGGCCGCAGACAACATAGAGTTTGCGAACCCAGACTTACCCGAAACTAATGGGTACTATTTCTCGCCTCAGAGTGGCCTTTTCGACGAACTTGAGATGGGAGAGCAGACTGCGCCTAGAGCCACAGGGCTTCTTTACACAGGAGAGGAGGTGAAGTCTCTTCGCACCCTCCTCCAGCGTATGTCTCTGGTGGATGTTATAGAGAGTCAAGGAACGAACATTCCCGATCCAACTGTAGCAAATGCAACTCATGCTATCTTTCAGGCGACGTTCACGGCTATTCCAGAGTTACCTGGATACGATCCTTTTGGGAAGGATTCTGCTAGAAATCAAGCTAACAATACTAATGTTGACTATAATTTCAGTATGCATACTAACCTTTCTTGGGTCTATCCAGCTTTCGTTGGGTGGCGTGGTTCGATCAATTATACCTTCAATGGTAACTTAGATGCGAAAGCTCTTACCTCTATGCGAGTAGTTAGGGGTCATTTTGGCAATGTAGGCCAAGAGTTGTGGTATACTACCACAGATACTGCTCGATCCAAGGTGCGTTCGTTTTATAAGAACGTCATGAATAGCGGCAATGCCGGAAGCGCCTTGTGCAACCAAATGACCAATGCAGGACTGAGTGTCTCTGCTCCGTGGTACAGACCAGTTAAGTTTGCTTTATGCGATCCAAACGTGATGGATTACACTGATAAGGATGATTTCACCGTAGATACTAATCTGCGATTGGAAATTGCATTCCCTCCCAAGGCGGAGTCAAACTCCACCCGAGATTTCGTGATCCATCGTTATGTGTCTGTTGGTCCTGACTTTAATCCGGTATTCTTCGTGAATGTACCCCCCGTGTATTATTATACCACAGACCCCCCCATACCAGTCTAGCTGGATGGGGAACAATTCCTAGTGTTCGGTGCTGGGTCCTCAAATTTGAGAAGGAGATTTTATCTCGATGTCATATCCGGTTCGGAT